CCTGCCGTATGCTGCGCTCAATCACTGCGCGCTCGGCAAGCTCAAGCCCCTTGAGGTGCTGCGCAGTCGTCCTGCCGAGATACACGTTGTTCCGGCTGGCCTTCAAGAATAGTCCCGCCGCGAGCGCTGCGACTGTAAATTCCTCAAGCCCTACGCTGTCCTCAAGCAATTCGCCGCTGATTGCGGCCTCTGCCTGTGCCGTGTCTCTCATTGTGCCGGTGGCCCGCCGACGCAGTTCAATCCACGTCAGCCGGCGTTGCTCGATGGTTTCTTTTATCAGCTTGTCGAGGCTTTTGACCTTGCGGGCTGCGACCGGGCCAGTCGCGCCAAAGCGGTTCAGGCGTTTGCGTAGCTCAGCGACCATGCCGGCGTCAGCGGTGCGCAGTAGTTTGACAAATTTTCCGGCTTCGCCTTTTTTCAGGCGCTCAATATCAATCTGATGCCGGATCAGTGCATCTTGTAGCCGTTCCGCTGCGGTCGCCATTAGGCTGCCTCGGCGTCACCGTCGCCCTCGGCGTCACCGTCCTCGTCGCCGTCGCCGTCCTCGTCATCATTGCCGGCATTGTCGATAGCCCGCTGACGGCGTTCTTCATCGAGTTCAGCCTGAATGTCTGCGGCGGTCGGTCCCTCTGACTCAATGAGCGCCATTTCGTCCTCAAATTCTCGGTCAGTGATCTTGTGAGTGCGCGCCAGATCGTGCAGCGTCTCGGTCGCCAGCGGCCCGCCGGCATTCTTGGCCAGCACGTAATCCATGAACTCGCGGCCCGTCATCATCGGCTCAGCGAAATCGAGGTTTGCCGTGAACGTAATCGCTGCGACCGCTTCCTCAGACTTACCCATGAGCCGGCCCATTAGTCGCAGATGCGCCTGCATGCTCGCTGCCGCGTTAATAATCAGCGACTTGACCGTGACCTGCTGATTGGCTGCGCGACGGCGTAGTGCCTCACCGCTTGCCGCGTTGATTGCACCAGCGTCAGGCGCTACCAGCCGACCAGTCTCCTGCTCAAAACGGTCGTACTGGTCATTGATGGCCTCGCGTTGCAGCGGTATGCCCTGCCCGTCAATGTCCAGATACATGGCTGAGCCGTCAGACTCTGGGAACGTCCAGATACTGCTGCCGCCGATGTTCTCCGGGGCGTCCTCTTTGTCCACGCCGAACAGCACTGCCTGCGGGTCTGATTTGTTGTAAAGCGACCGGAAATAGTCAGCCGTCTTGCGGAAAATGCTGATTGCCCGGCGGGCTGCGCTTATGAGCGGGAGCGGCCCGAACCGGAACCCCCGGTCGTTTGCGTTGTTGACTGTGAGCGGTATTTCTTCCCAGCTTTGGCCGAAGAACTGCGGAGTGATCCAGCCCTGCTCGTCCGTTTGGTCGTTGACGATAATCGTCGGGTCTTTGCCATCTTTCGCCTCCCAGACCCGCACCCGGTATTCGGACGGGCCAAGCTCACCGCTGTCGAGTGTGTCTGCGAACAGTTGCAGTTCCCGAAAGTGGTCAATGTCCTCATGCTCGTATTTGTCCTCAGCCTTTGGCGTTGACTTGGTTTCCATCAACACCGCCAGCACGACCTGCCCGCCGGCCAGTCGCGGCAATTGCTGCCAGTTAATCAGCGACTCAGCCCGGTACAGGCAAATGAAAACCTGATCCTCAAAAATCTCAGACAGCAGGCTGACGCGACCGCTGGCGAACGTCTCACGCGTCACCATTTCCCATAAATCGAGCATCGAATCGCCGGCTGGCGTTGCCGTGTCAATGAGATATTGCAGGTCGTCTGGCAGTTCGATGGTCGGCGGCTTTTCATGCACCAGACCCTGCACAGCGTTGAGCGTCATCTGCACAATCTCAGGCCACTCAGCGAATCCCGTGTAAAACGAATAGCGGCTCTGGATGCCCTTCGCGGACATACCGAGAATGTCGTTAATGTCGCCGGAACCGCGCAAGTCCATGCCCGGCGGTGGCGGTAAGTATTTGCGGATATTGGCACGAATAGCCTTGTCGCCTTTCAGGCTGTCGCGCATTGTTTCCCAGTCGTCAGTTTGCGGCTTGTAGGTCGGATGCTTGCTTGAGATTGGCATATTTAGCGGCCTGTGACTGGGGTTTCAGCAAGTGTGCCCTTGCCACGATATACAAAGTAGCGGGCCTCGTCACCATTATGATCCTCGGCGTCGGAGTTTACGTCATCGGGGTTCGCTTCGCTACGCGGCAAAACCGGGAAGCATCTTTGAAACTCTGGGCAGTCAACGGAGCTATAAAACGCCGGCATTTCGTGCGCTGGCTTGCGAGCCTCTGCCAGCATTTCACGCAGTCGCTGCCAGCCATTGACTCGACTGCCGGCACCTTTTTTCGATTTGATAAACGTGATTCGGTTCGGCGGCTTGGCCATATCCTTGGCTATCGTTTCGTCCTTACCCTTGCCGCCCACGTCTCCCCAGATTGACGCGTCAGCCGGCCCGCGACGTACTTTGTGCTTCGGGAAATAACTGGCTTCACGCTCACCGATGCCTTCAGCGATTTGCGTATTGGTCAGGCCCAGCCCGACATTTTCCTCGCCCTTTTTGCAGCCGTACCACTCACGGACGCGGAACGTGTCGCCCTTAATGACCCGCATGTTGCGGTTGCCGACTCTCAGGGTGCCGTTTTCTGGGGCAATGGTGTACCAGCCGACGCTGAAAGGCTTGGCGCTTCCCCAGTCAAAACCGCGATAAATGAACCAGTCAAGCGGTATTTCAAAGCGCGGCAGGACGTGCGTGTCAACGTCCCAAAGGTCATCGAACATGCCGCCGGCAGTAATATCCCATGAGCCGCCCAGCCATGCCCGGCGCTTATTGAAATCGGTTATTGCCAGCAGGTTGGCGAGATACTGCGGGTCATTTTCCAGCAGGTATTTGTTTTCCCAGATGGTCCCGTGAATGGCGCAGCGGGTGCGAACCATTGTCTCGCCGGTCAACGGGTGAATGTTTTCGATGCGGTGCGGCTGCATGCGCGGCACGGTGTCAATGAACATGCCCTTGACCCAGTTGTGACCGACGCCGAACGGATTGCAGGTCGAGTATGTATGTCGGGGCATGGCCAGAATTATCTGTCCGTCTGCGCCCACAATGCCGGGAAAGCTGGACCGATTGCAGCTTGTCATGGCCTCGTAGCAATCACGCCGCGCCCAGTTCGTTAATTCTTCCCAGCCGATCCACGGGTATTCATGGCCGTGGTATTTCCAGTAGTCATCCGGCACCCGCATGTGCCTGAGCAGCAGTTCCTCGCCGTCTGGAAATATCCACTTGTAGCCACCGCTGCCAATGAACCGAGCGCCCGGCAGGAACTGATTGAACCAGCGTTTTGACTTGGCAATTACGTCAGCGAGTTGCGTCGATTGTTCGCGGAACAGAATGCCGCGCCAGTGCGGGCCGAAGCCCATGCCGACCCACTGTGCAAACGACATGAGCAGCGCGTCGGTTTTGCCCGGCCCGCGAGTGCCTTCGTAGCAGACTTCATCGAACGGGCAGGCGAGGAATAATTGCTGGCTGCCCGGCTGAGGTTCCCAGATTACTTCCTGCCCGGCCTCAGTGTACCGAGTCTCCATCGGCGGGTTCCTCGACCGTGGGCTGGACTTGCTTGTAGCGCTCGGCAGCTTCTTCCCATTGCTTTTCGTCCATCTGTCCCGGCACTACCAGCACACCGGACGGCGCAACGTCGTCACCGTGCTTGTCAACCTGCCTCTGCTCAGATTTTTGCAGCGGTGACCAGCGATCAGGGAAGCGCCGCGCGAGCATTTCCAGAGATACGCGCGGGTCACGGGAATTGAAAATGCGCTGGACGTGCAAGCCTTCAAACTGAGCCTCGGCAAGCGCCAGAGACTGCAATAAATGCCGTTGAACGGCGGTCGGTCGCTTGGCGTCCCGTGCCCTTTCCAGCCAGTTGTAAAACGTCCTTTCCTTAATGCCGGCAAGGGCTGCGGCCACTTTTTGATAGTTGCCGGCGCGAATGTAATCACAGATCGCGTCCACTTTTTCGACCGTCAGCTTGGTCCGTCGCCCGCGCCGTTTTGGCGTGGTCGGTGCAGCGTCAGCAGGTTTTTTGCCGTCATCGGTCATAGTTTGCCGTGATTGAGTAGCAGTTAAGTGCCCGGATAAGACCGGACGCCGAGCTTGTAGAGTTCTTTCGTATCCATCAGCACCCAGCCACCGCGAATGAATAGCTTGACGATCAGGCCGGGCATGGTTTGTACCTTGGCGCTGTTCAACGTGCCGTCATCATTGAGCAGTACGCCTGAAATGCGTTTGTCATACATGCGCCAGTCATCGAGTATCGGCGCGTCATTGAGTTCGTCATCGGTCGGTCGCCAGCCACCGCGCACTTCAAAAGCGGGTTTTTCTTTCGTTATGAGCGGCAGCGGCTGCCGGTGCGGTTTGACTGGTACGGTCATCGACTGCTGGCCTTCGGTCGGTTGCGCACCATATAGACGCAATTCTCGTCACGCACTGCGACGTGAAACAGCGCTTCAAATTTGCAGATGACCTCGCCGGGCTTTTCGTCCTCAAAAAATATCTCGTATATCTGGCTGCGGTCGATTGCGACCATGAAATCGTCCCAGCGCAGTGCCCCGTCCATTGCAATGTCCAGCAGGCAATTTTGAGCCAGCAGCACGTCAACCATGTGCATATCAATCAATCGCTTGAACAGCACCAGACTGTCATCGCTCAGGTCGAGGTGATGCGTGTACATTTTGATGCCGTGCAGCTTGCTGTCGCGTATCTTGTTTTCGTCTGCCTCGATTGCCGTGGTCGGGATGCCCAGAAAGTCAATGATGCGCTGACCCAGTAGCCCGTGACCGGACGCGAGAATGGTCAGGCTGCTGCCGCCGTAATACTTGGCCACCAGATTGAAAAGCCGGTCGTCAGCGACCGGGTAGCCGCGACCCATTTCAAACTGCAATAGTGGCTCAGGCGTGTTCATTGGACACGGCAGCGGGTTGCCCCGTGCATGCTTCGCGTATGTGATCCGGGCACCAGCCTTTGTTTGCCGGGTTTCGGTTCGGGTTATAGACGGAC